ATTAAAAACGACAGAAGTTGTATTTGGCGAAATTGCTGAAAAGTTTTCACAGTTAGAAAATGGAGCAACAAAAGCGGCTGTAGCTCAAGAATTATTTGGAAGATCAGGCGTTAATTTAATTAATCTTTTAAACAATGGAAAAGTAGCTTTATCTGAATTTAATGTTGAGTTAAGTGAAAATTTTGCTCAAAACGCTGAATACTTTAATGATCAAATCGCGGTGATGGGAATAAGGTTGAAGAATTTTAGATTATCTCTGACTGATGATTTGTTACCGGCTTTAAATTCTAGCGGTGAAGCGTTTGGAGATCTCTTTGAACAAGAGGGGTGGGAAGAGTTCTTTTTAATTATTGAGGCAGGCTTTAGAACGATTGCCGCCGCCGTTTTTGCTACTGTCGCTGTTTTGAAATTCTTTGGTAGAACAATTATTGATGTCGGGAAAATAGCTTGGAATGTTGCCAAGTTAGATTTTAAGGAAGCAGGAAGGATAATGAACGAAGGCTTATCTGATACAGCGGAACAGGCGGGAGAGGATTTTAAGAACCTTTGGAAAATTATTAGTGATACATCTAATGCCCCTGAAAACTATACAAATCAAATTAAGGGTTTAGCGGCTCAATTAGAAAAAACTTTTGGCGGATCTATGAGGACCAAACTTGATAAGTTCACAACACAAATGCAAGATTTCGGCGGCATGGTTGCTGATGTAGTCATTAAAGCATTTAATGGTTTAGAAGATCAGTTGGTTTCGTTCGTGACTACTGGCAAGATGGAATTTAAGAAATTAGCGCAAAGCATAATTGCCGATATGGCACGAATAGCAATTAGAGCAACAATTATAAAACCGATCATGGCAGGGTTTGGACTTACAGCAGCAAAAGGCGCAGTATTAGAAAACGGGCAGCATTTAACAGCCTATGCAAAAGGCGGAATTGTTAATAAGCCCACTATCTTCCCAATGGCTAACGGTATGGGGTTAATGGGTGAAGCTGGCCCGGAAGCAATTTTGCCTTTGACAAGAAGAAACGGTGTTCTAGGTGTTGAAGGTGGAGGCGGTACAAATGTTGTTGTTAATGTCGATGCGTCAGGAACAGAAGTGCAAGGAAATGAGCAAGAAGGTAGAGCATTAGGCCAATTAATCGCGGCAGCCGTTCAGTCTGAATTAGTACAACAGTCAAGACCCGGAGGAATCCTTAATCCTGCTTAATTATGGCTACTTTCTCTTATACCCCTTCATTTCCTGCGACTGAAAACAGCGCACCAATGACAAGGACAATTGCTTTCGGTGAAGGTTATCAACAAAGGATTCAATTCGGCCTTAATCGTGATCCTAAAAATTGGACTTTAACCTTTGCCAATAGAGACGATACAGAACGAGACAATATCATCACATTCTTAGAAGCAAGATCAGGGACAGAATCATTTGATTGGACACCGCCAAGAGGTAGCGCCGGGAAATTTATCTGTCGGTCATGGTCAACCAAAATGCCTAGATATGGCAGAACAACAATTAATGCAGAATTTCAAGAGGTGTTTGAACCATAAATGGCAATACCTGTAAGTGAGCTACAAAAAATCAATCCTAGTTCTGTTATTGAACTATTTACTTTGACGCTTGATAGTACGCTTCACGGTGCTTCTACTGTTTATCGTTTCCATAACGGCGCCAATATGAACGCAAATGGTGAAGTCGTTTGGGCGTCTAATTCTTATCAAAGATTTCCTGTTGAATGTGATGGCTTTGCATATACTGGAAAAGGAACCTTGCCAAGACCACGAATTAGAATTTCAAATATTTTCGGAACCATTACTAGCTATATATCAAGCGTCAACGCTACAACGGCGGGAAATGATTTAAACGGGGCAAAATTAACAAGGATTAGAACATTAGCTAGATATATCGATGCAGCTAACTTTTCAGGTGGAACCAACCCATACGGAACACCCGACGCAAGCGCGGCTTTCCCTGAAGAAATATATTTTTTAGATCGTAAAACCACAGAGAACAGAGACATCGTTGAGTGGGAATGTTGCGCTGCTTTTGATCTCGTTAATGTTCGTGTTCCTTTACGCCAAGTGACCCGGACAGATTTTCCCGGTGTTGGTACTTTTATTTAGTTATGGACTGGAAAAAATCAGCATTAATTCACGCAAAAGAAACAAACACAAAAGAAGTTTGCGGTCTTATTTGCATCGTTAAAGGTAGAAAGAAATATTGGCCTTGTGAAAATATCGCAGATGATCCGACTGATGGTTTTTGCTTGTCACCCGATGACTGGATGAAAGCGGAAGACGCGGGGGAATTGGTCGGGGTGTTTCACTCTCACCCGTTCACATCGCCACAACCTAGCCAGGTTGATTTATCTAGTTGTGAGCATTTAGGTTTACCGTTTTATATTGTTAACCCACAAACTGAGCAATGGCACGATTTCAAACCAACAGGATATAAAGCGCCTTTAATTGGTCGTCAATGGACATGGGGTTCTAGTGATTGTTGGACTTTAGTGATTGATTATTTTGCAGAGAAAGGTTTAAGGGTTGAAAATTGGACAAGACCAAACAAGCCGGAAGAAATATTAACTAATGGCATATTTGAAAGATTAATCCCGCGCAGTAATTTCGTTGAAATAGACGATAATAGAGAAATGCTACCGGGGGATTTGTTATTAATGAAATTTACCGGCCCTGATCCTGACCATGTCGCCATTTATATCGGTGAACAAATGGTTTTACATCACATGGCGGGGCGTTTAAGTTCTCGCGATTTATACAATCAGTTTTTGATTGATGCAACTGTTAGGAGGTATCGCCATGCTGCGTAAAATTAAAGTATATGGAGCTTTAAAAAAGTTTCTTGATTGGGAAACTGGAACCTTTTTAGCTGATATTTCTAATGTTGCTGAAGTTGGGCGTTTTTTAGTTGCTAACTGGCCAGATATTGAAAAACACATGCAAGATCAACATTATAAAATTTTTGTTGGAAGGTACAACGTATCAGAAGAAGAGTTGAATTTGCCAATAGGTCAAACAGAAGAAATAAGAATTGTGCCTGTTGCTGTTGGTGCTAAAGGTTTCTTCAGTAGTGGAATTGGAAAGATTATTACAGGAGCAGCAATTATTGGTATTACAGTTGCAACCGGTGGCTTTGGTGGCGCGGCGATTGGAACGTTTGGTTTAGGTGCGGGGTCTATTGCTGTTGGAAGTATTACAACAGGTATCGGTATATCTCTTGCATTAGGTGGCGTTTCTCAAATGCTGACGCCAACGCCAGATATACCAACTTTTAGCGGTGAATCTGGTTTAGATCCTCAAAGTAATTATTCATTTAGCGGCGTTCAGAATGTGAGCCGTTCGGGTGTACCTGTTAATTTAATTTTCGGTGAAATCTTTACCGGTTCCGTTATCGTTAGCGCCGGTATAGACACTGTTCAGGTTAAAGGGGAAGCGTAATGGGAAAAACAGCAGTACCAACAGGCTTCTTAGGTTCAGTTAAGTATCAATTTTCTGAAAACATTAGCAACCCTACGCTGCCAAAAGAAGTACTTGGTAGTAAACAATTCGCGACTTTTGTAGAAGTATTAGGAGAGGGAGAAATTGAAGGTTTCCCAAGTGCAGCGGCCTATACAAAAGGAACAAATAATTATAACTTAGCAGCGTTAAAAGATGTTTATTTAAATAAAACTCAAATTCTTAAATCTTCGGCTAATGTAACAAATTTACAAGATACAGATTATAACTTTAGAGATGTAGGGTTTACGCCGCGTTTTGGCACATCTAACCAAACATATATAGGCGGAATAAATAATATTGAAACTGAGTTTAACGTTGCATCTGCTGTTACTTATTCATCTTCTGTTTCTAGAACTTTAACAAGCAATATTGACGCTGTTAGGGTGACTATTGGGGTACCAAGATTGCAGCAGTTTAATGATGATGGGAGTATTTCAGGTTTAACAACTTATGTCACAATTCAAATTACAGATAATAACGGAACAGTAGCGACGCCAATTAGTGACGATGCAATTAGTGGAAGAACTTCAAGCGCATATTTCAAAGATTATCTAATAAGTTTTAACGATGGTTCTCTTGTTCATCCTTTAACGGTCACAGTAAAAAGAACAGCAGCAGATAATACCGACCCAAAAAAACATGATGCTTTTAATTGGTCATCTTATACAGAAATTTTATTTGAACAAAGAGCATATGCAAATACGGCGCATGTTGCTTTAAGGTTTGATTCTGAACAATTCCCGCAAACTCCAGCGCGTTCTTATCGTGTTCGTGGCTTAAAAATCCCTATACCGTCAAATGGGACAGTTAATTCAACAACGGGTGCAATTAGTTATTCGGGAAGCTGGAACGGATCATTTAAAACAGACCCCGAATGGACAACAGATCCCGCCTGGATACTCCATGAATTATTAGTTAATACCCGTTGGGGGTGTGGCGCTCATATCTCAGCTAGTCAACTTTCTAAATATGATTTTTATGCTGTTTCGCAATATTGCGGGGCAAGTGTTGATGATGGCAATGGAGGAACAGAACCAAGGTTCGCAATCAATGGAGTTGTTCAGCAACAAGTAGACGCATACCGATTAATTAATGATCTTTGTTCTGTTATGCGTTGTATGCCGTTTTGGAGTACTGGCGCATTAACGATTTCACAAGATGCACCAAAAGACGCAAGTTATTTATTTACCCTTGCCAACGTGGGAGAAGGTGGCTTTACGTATTCAGGCGCATCATTAAAGAGTCGTCATACCGTTGTTAATTGCGGCTATTTCGACATGGAAACGCAAGAAATAGATTATGAAGAAGTTGTTGATAGTACGGCTAAAACAAAATATGGAGCAGTTGTTAAACAGGTAAAAAGTCTTTTTTGCACCTCACGTAATCAGGCGGCGCGTTTAGGTCGTTGGCTTCTTTATACAGAACAAAATGAATCTGAAATTGTATCTTTTTCAATTGGATTGTCAGCCGGCGTAATAATTAGACCCGGCGCAGTTATAGAGATTAGTGATCCTGTCAGGGCGGGTGTTCGTCGCGGTGGTTTGATTAATACAGCAACTACAACAGTTATAACTGTAGACAATACGGATCAAACAGATTTACCAACAACTAACAACCCAACGCTTTCTGTTGTTCTTTCTGATGGTTCAGTTGAAACAAAAACAGTTAGCGGAATCGTAGGCGCAGCAATTACGGTTAGTTCTGCTTTTAGTTCCGCGCCAAATAGTAATTCAGTTTGGATATTGCAAAATGACACAGTACAAACAACCCAATGGCGTGTTTTATCGATTACAGAAGAGGAGGGCGTTGGCTATTCAATCGCGGCTTTACCTTATAACTCCGGAAAGTATGCCTATGTAGAAGATGGTTCAACACTACCAACAAGAAACACAAGTATTCTAAATACACCTCCTGATGCTCCTAGTGCTTTATCTGCTACAGAACAGTTTTATGAAGAAAATAATCAAGCAAAAGTAAAAATTATTGTTAGTTGGCAATCAGTCCCAAGAGCTAGTTCATATCGTGTTCAATGGAGAAAAGGAAGTGATAATTTCGTTTCTGCTGATGCCTTGTCAAGACCTGATTATGAAATTCTTGATGCAACGGCGGGTGATTATGAAGTAAGGGTATTTTCAATTAATGGTGTTGGAACGCCTTCTACTGTTCCAAGTGAATTAACTTATACAGCCGTAGGAAAAACAGCAGTACCGAGCGAACCAACTAATCTTTTCTTTGAAGCAATAAACGCAAATACCGGGCGGCTTACGTGGGATCAATCAACCGATCTTGACGTGAAATTAGGTGGTAAATGTGTATTTAGGCATTCAAATAAAACCGATGGAACAGCAACATTTTCTAACGCTGTAACGCTTATTGCTGCAAAAGCTGGAAGCCAAACAGAAGCAACAATCCCAATGGTTGAAGGTGAAATATTTTTAGCCTTTGAAGACTCAGGCGGCAGAATATCTAGCGCTACTTCAATTGTTATTGATTTACCTGATCCGATTGGTGCTTTAGCTGTTCAAACAAGAAGAGAAGACGGCGACACCCCACCATTTCAAGGCACTAATTCTGATACTTATTATGAGGAAGATTTAGATGCTTTAACACTCCAAGGAACGTCATTGTTTGACACTATTGCAGATGTTGACGCAATGGTTGATTTTGATATTTCAACAGGCGTTGATTCTGAGGGAACATATACTTTTGCCGATAAATTAGATTTAGGCGCTAAATTCTCACTTGATTTAAAACGTCATTTTGTCACTAGGGCTTATTTACCCGCTGATGATTTCGACGCGGTGGCTGATGTTGACGCTATAAACAATTGGGACGGCGCGGCAATATTAAATGTAGATGCAAGATTATATTTAAGGTCTACTGATGATGATCCGGCTTCCGGCGGTGCTAGTTGGTCAGGTTGGAAAGAGTTTATTAATGGTACGTTTACAGGCCGAGGCTTTGATTTTAAAACGATTCTTACAAGTACTAATACAGATGAAAATATTCTTGTTGATGAATTGGGTTATAC